CTATCAACCATTTCATCTGCAGCTCCGTTCCAATTACCTTCATCAACATTACGTTTCATACCTTTAAATTTTGAGAGTCTAGGCCGGCCCATATTAAACATCATGTTAGCAATAATTCTTTGAACATCTTCTGGTAAATCATCAAAGTTTTTATATAACTTTTCACAATCCTTTATGACAGTTTTAACATCATTATCAAAACACTCATTAACTCTTTCTTCTGATACTGCTGTTCCAACTTCAGCACCGTATTCCTCATCTGTTTTTAATACAAGATGGCCGATGCCAAAAGTAGGCAAATCAAGATGGTCTAAATAAATTTCGTGTTTAATGCCTTCATCATTTGCAATTTCTGCTCTTAGTTTTTCTAAATTCATAGTTCTACTCCAATTCCTAGTTTAATTTTGTTAACAAGATAATTACGTACAAATCCAGATCGTACAATATCTCCTATTTCAAATTCTGTTAAATTAAATTCATCCATTTCTTCTAAAATTCTCATAAAGTCATGGAGTCCATTTCTTTCAGTTGTTTTCGTTAAGTCTGTCTGATCAAAATCACCACAAAACACAATTTTAGAATCTTGACCTACCCTTGTTACAATAGTATCCAATTCGTGAAAATTTAAGTTTTGACATTCATCTACTATAATGATACTATTGTCAAATGTCAACCCCCTTAGAAAAGAAGTTGATAAAAAGAATAAACTTCCTTGACCTTTTAGTTTATCATATAGACTATTAAATGCTTGTTCGTTAGGTTGTTCAAACATAAACTGAACCATGTTCTGATATGGAACTTGATACAAAGCAGCCTTATCTTCCTCATCGCCAGGAAGGAATCCTATCTCTCTTGTAGGAATGAGAGAACGAACAAGAACTACTCTTTCGTATTTTGACTTCAAATCAAAAACATCTTGTAAAGCAAGATATAGGGAAATGAAAGTTTTGCCTGTACCAGCAGCACCAAAAAGAAATTGATTTGCTCCCTTTTTCCAAGTAGTAAATACTTCTTTTTGATTATCTGTAATTGGTTTGATTGTAACTAATGAATTGTGATTAATTTCTTTATTTTTCTTTGCCATAATTTATCCTTAATAAGTGAGGGAAGTCATTATAATTAATGTAAAGTGGGGCCCCACACCTTCCCTCTGGTGCATAAGCGGAGTGACTTCCCAGCTTGCGTCAATGCTGTGCATTGGTGCTGAAGTTTGATATCTCGCTTGCACCATATTTATTTATATAACACCGTGTTTCTTTAACACCTTTCTTGTTGCCTTATCTTTTTTCTGATCTCTTCTACCATATTTATCTGCTAATGGAGTGCCAGGATTAGAATCTGCTATCTGGCCCATACGTTCAACAAAATCACTAGAAGGTTTCATTTTACTAGCTTTTTGTTCAATATAAATTGGAGTAAATACAAATTTTAAGTGAGGGTTATCTGCTAGAAATTTTTCTTTTTCACTTATGGCCATAAACTCAATAAAATTTTCACCAGTTTTTGTATTTTCAAATGTATAATTTGGCATTTATAAACTCATTTTATTAACAGGCTTTTTAACACATACAATTTCCTTAACAGCAACTGCTTCTGGATATACGGTTTTTGCATATGCTTTTAAATTATCTAAATCACTCCAAATCCATTTATGACAACTATCAGCTGTTTTAAATGATAAAGGTTTTCCATTATGTGTGTATATACTAACTGAATCATTACCATTATGAGTAGGATCAGCAAAAAACATAATAATCAGAATCATAAATTCTTTCATTCTAGAGGTAACTCCATTTGTTTAGGATCGTGACCTAAAGCTTCAATCTTTCGTTTCAAATCATCAATCATTTCTATAAGGGTTTTTTGTCTCACATAAGATTCTTGTATTTGCCGTTGTAACTCAGCAACATTAATCTTCATTATATCCATTTCTGAAATAGTATTACTATCTTGTCTCTGTTCTCGCATCATTCGTAAATAATAATCGTGTGTACTTTCCCTAGTTCCTAACATTAAGCTGCTCCTAAAAACCATGTTGGTGCTGTACGATTAGTCCAACGTGCAAATCCAGACTTCTCTATTATATAGTAGTTTTGATATGCAAGAACTGTATCTTCACCTTTGCAAATTTCTGGCATACATTGTGGAGGCTCAGTAAATGGAGCATGAATGTCAATATTAAGAGGTGGCATAAACAGAATATTACGTAACCGTTCTGTTGCATGATGTTTACCATAACGATGAGTATACTCTTTTAATAGAGCATCAAAGTGATTCCACAACCACTCATAATTTTTCTTTGATGTTCGCACCCATATTGTACTAGGATGGTTCTTGTGAGCCATCTTGTAGAAACCAGCCTGATCTGCACGATTATCACCGTCAACTACACGATGAGCAGTAGATAGCATTTGAGCAGACTCAAGTATCATCTTGACAACGTGTTTATCACACATTAGTTGAGCTGCAATTATTGGGTCTTTATCTAGAAAAAAAATGTTCATTTAACTTCCCACCTATAAAAAATATGATCCTCAATTTCTACCGTTCTAATTTTTGTTTTAGCCCATGATGGTGTAACATAATCAGCATGATAAAACAAAGCACCGTCCGTTATATCTATGAACGGAATCCTATTATAGACTATAGACTCTGCAATTGTCAATAGTCTTTCATAAGTTTTCTTTTGTTTAGGTACATCACTCTTTCCGTCACAATACCAAGAAAATTGACAACGGTTTTTTATAGGATAAAACTTTGCATCACTAGGATCTGGAGTTTGTTTTGTTTTCCAACTTTCCCTAGTAGGCCCTTGTTCTATTACTTCACAAACTGTGTTAGGAAATCTTTTATCATTTACACGATTAAAAACAACTGCTGTGACAGCAAGTAAACCAGCACTACCTTGGTTTCTTGCTTCATGATACATATTAAGAGCAAGACATTCTATTGCTCTAGTATCATTAGTTTCAGAAAAAGCAGGATTGTATATTAATACACCTGCTAAAAGAAATTCTTTTATCATATATTCTCCATAAAATAGCGGTAGTTTTTTTATTTAAAGTTATTAAAAACTACCAAAAAAATAACTGGCGATTTCAGTTTTGTTTAGAGTCTAAAACTGGGGGCAACCTCAAAACGACTTTTCTTATATGTTCTGGCTTGTAATACCCCACAACATAAAAGTGATCCCCACGATTGTTGTGGTCATTATGAGAGAGAGGTTTGCAATAGTAAAAGATTCTGCACCTTCAACTATGCCAACCGTGAGGATCAAACTCAAAAACCCTATCATAAATCTTATCATAATTCACCTTCTTGAGATTCATAATATTCTTTAATAAAATCTTCATCCATTATAGAAAGATTATCTTCACAATGAGTAATAACCATTTCTAAATTAGAACAACCAGAAGCAACAGCATCATTAACTGCTTCTTCCATATCCATTAATAAATTTTTAACTTTTCCCATATACTAAGCTCCTGTCCAATTAATTTCATATTCACCATCAAGAATGTTTCCACGAGCAAAGTTCCGAGCAGGGGCAGCCCAACCAGCTGGTTTCAGAATATCACCCAACTTGAATTTCTTGTCATTCTCAACACCGACAACAAATGCCTTAACTCCACCACTTTTTGAGAAGATTTTAATATATTTCTTACCATATGAAATAGTAAGATTTTCTGCATATTCTTTAGACATTTTCTTATGAATTTTGGTCATTTCACCCCAATTTTCATAATCCTCAATCATTGCAGATTTTATCTTAGACATACCAGATAAAATTGAATTTGAACCTTCTTTAACATAAACACCCATAAACTTTTCCTTTCTCTCTATTATGATCATATGATCGCATATCTAAAACGATTTGTCAAGCATTATTTTAAATTATTTCTAATTCTGTTAATTCTTGTGTTTTACCTAAAGTACCTTTTACAAAGGTATTAAAAGATATGCTTATTCTAGGTTCAACATTTTTATTTACTTCAACACTATGTTCTAATAAAGAAGGAAAAAGAAATAAATTATTTTTTTGTGGAACAAAAAACCAAGATTTAGAATTTTCTATAGTATATTTTTTTTCTTTAAATAGTAATGGAAATGTTTCAGAATTTTTATAAAATCTTATAGCAGCATTATGAGGTTTAATATAATAAACACCACTTAATATGCTGTTTGGATGATTATGTTTATGATGAGATGTTTCTTTTTCATTAAAGTTTGCCCATGATTGAGTAATATAAAATTGATAATTATTATCATATTTCATATGATTATGCATATAATGATTTACTTGCTTTTCACAATATTCTTTAAATTTTTTTAATTTTGGATTATTAAAAATATAAGTTGAACTTGTTCTATAATTATTTCCATCGCCAGTAATTTTTTCTTTGTTTAATGATTTAATATACTCTAGTTCCTTTTCATTAAGATTATACGTTTCTCCACAAATCATAATTGATTGTGGAAATACATTAACTATTTCATCAGACATTTACGCAGGCCCAGAAGCAAGTCCTGGCTGTTGTGGGTATTTTACTGCATCTGGAATAACATAATCTTCATTCCATCCAAATGCCTCTTTTACAACATTAGAGGATAATCCCTTATATTTTTGATGTAACTTTTTATCCTTGGCAGAAACAAGTAATTCAGCTTCATTAGGATGTAAACCTTCTAGCATCTGCACAAACATCATTTCACGTTTGTTTTGTTGAAGGTTATTATTACCACCTTTAACAAAATGATACAGACGTTTCGCTTCTTGAATAAGGCGTGTATGCTCTGTACCTTCTGGTGCTTCATTTTTAATATAAGGAACATCCCCCTCTGGAAGCATCCATTCAATATTAGGGTCAAAAGATGCTTTAATTACCATTCGTAAAGCCTCATTATTTTGCTCTCTTAGAAGTGCAATCTTTTGATTTTTAGTTTTCGCTTTTCCTACCTTTTCCAAGACTTCTGAAAAAAGTGGTTTATATGTGTTTATTACCATTTAAAAATCTCCTATGGATTCTGTAAGGTCTTTCAACCTTTTTTCTATAAAATAATTTAGTAGTTTGCTACGGTCACCTTCTGGAGAATCGTGATATGCTTCTAAACATTCTATATACAACTCTGGTGGTGATTTAGTTAAATCTATCAATTTTTCATTTCTCTGATAGTTTCTTACAGTTTCATCATTAGGTAATGCTAAAGTAATATCTTCTTCTAGCATCCAAGATTCAACTTTCTTTTTACCTAAAGGACGTTGACGTAATCCTTCTGTAAATGTGTGGTCTGGTGATAATATGTTTGGTATACCATCACTAGAATCTCCTTTAAGAATATGTGAACTAAGATATTCATTAGGGTCAAACCCATTAATCATTTTTTTAGTAATAGGACTATATTGTGATACATTTACATACTTATGTAATTGTATAAAGTCTTTATCACCAGAAAGTATTAATGTTTTGCCATTATCAAATTCTAATTCCAAACATAGAGCTGCAATAATATCGTCTGCTTCTGCACCATAAACTTCAAGGTGTTTATAAGGAAAATAATCTTTAAGTTCTTGTTTAATAGTATTAAGACACTCAAAAATAGCATCCCATTCATAATTAGATTTATCTCTTATTTTTTTACGATTACATTTATATTGAGGAAAATAATCCCTTCTCCAATAATGTTTAGAATCATAACATAAAATTAATTCACCATATTCTTCCTTAAACCGTCCACGATACATTCTTAACGAATTAAGTATCATATGACGAACCATTCCAATATCTGGCTTAGTAGACTTTTTCATATTTAAGTGCATCATTACACTTGCTAATGATATTTGATTCATATCAACTAAAATCATTCTGTAATCCTTATTATATCTGCATTAAAACTCATGCTTCTTCTTTCACCTTCACTATCAAATGGATAAACAAAATGTTTTAGCCACGATGGAAATATTAACCATTTTCCTACTTCTGGAAAAAACTTCATATTATCACATATCCATTCGTGTACTTCACCATACCTAAATTCTATCAATCCTTTTGCTGGATAGTGATCTTTAAATTCTTCTTTCCATTCATTATTCATACCTTTAGGTATTTTAAGATATATAACAGAAGATAAATCTCCATTATGATGATGAAATGGATTAAATTCTCCCTTGAATTGACTTACTATCCAAGATTGTGTAATATTAATATTTTCTTTAGTAGGTGTTTCACCTTTGGATATTTCTTTCCATTTATAAGCCCTATTATCTTCAATTGCATATTTTAAATATTCTAAACAACCATTTTTTAAAACGTCTAAAATATATTTCTTATCTTCATCTTTAGAAATAGGTATTTGTATTTCATTACTAACTTTACCTACAAGATTGTCTGACCAATCCCAATGAGCTGTTTTTTGTTTATCAGACAGAACTAGGTCACCAGAATTATTGATAATATCAATAAATTTCTGTGGTACTTCCGTTTCTAATATAAATGGGGAAAATGGTTTATGAAATTTCAGGCCCATCTTCATCTTCTAATTTTGCAATAATAAAATCATTCATATTTTCAACCAACTCCATATTAAAAACAGTATCAAATTTTGGTTCATCATCATCTTTAAATTCATTCACTTGAATAATATTATTCATTATATTTTGTAAAGGATGTGAGTGTCCTAAAGATCTATATATAACACCTTTAACAGTTTCAATGACAAATCCAATGTCAGCCAAAAAATTTGGTTCTCCAACATCAATACCATTTTCTTTCATTGTCTGTATTAGTTGTACCATAATACCTTCTGTAAGATGGTCAGCAAAAGCCATTTCTTCTATTAACTTAACACCATCAACATCTGATACTTTAATACCAGAATCAGGCCAAGGCCCTTTTATTACCTTTGACATTGAGAATTTTGTCCTCTTCATACATTTCCTTAGTATACACACAACCCATATCTGGATAGTAAACTCCTACATCACGTTTTGGAGTACCATCTGGATAATATGCCATAGCAATACAACGTCTTTTAACTAAAGTTTGTTCGTATTCTCCACAAAACATAGATATCCAATCTCCAGTTTTTAGGTAGTGGTTCATTTGTCTAATATAGCCTTCAGCACTTACCCTTTTAGATTTTGCACCTTTAACATTTTGTCGTTCTGATGCTCTTTCAGAAGACACAATACCTTTTTGAGTTTTAATCCATTCTCTAACCTTCTTTACACTTATTGGATGGTCATCTCCTAAAGTATGTAATGAAGGATGTATACCACTCATACCAAAAGTAGGATTTTCTTTTTTCTTTTTTTCACGAACAAGCGCAAGACGAGCAGAAGCCTCTTGTTTTTGTTTTTCAGACATAGGTTTACGTTTTTTACGAACCTTTTTTGTAGGTTCTTTCCAACCGTCATTTTGAGTTGTTGCTTTTATTTTACGAGCCATTTTCTACCACCTTTACTATGTATGCTACAACACCATTTGCATAAATTGAAACACCTACGGCATTAATAATAATTAAAGCACGATCATTCCACATTATCGCAACAGCTAACCAACCAACTAATCCTGCTATATTTACAAATAAATTTATAGGATGTACATTATTAGCAGTTAAAATCATACCAATAATTAATACAACAGTTGCTACCCATTTTACATACCAATCAGTTGTATGTAATGGTGTAGATGTTTTTGACGGATTTTCGTGCTTTTCCAATTCCATTTGCCTTTGCTTTCTAGAAACCGTGTTCATCAAATCGTTTTTTAAGTGCTTTAAGATGCCTTCTACGACCAGCAGCTTTTTCCAATCTACGAGTTTCACTTTTGCCTCTGAAAAATTCTTTTTTTCTCATTTCAGAATAGAATCCTTCACGTTGAAGCTTTTTCTTCATGACTCTTAAAGCACCATCAACATTATTATTACGAACTTCTACAGTAAGCCCAGGCTTTCCGAATTTTTTAATCACTGTTAACCTGTTCCTTCGTATGTCATATAATCTGGTTCATCTTCATATTCTTCGGAAGTATCAAAATGTTTATTTAAAACTTCTATTTTATCAGCAGCTGCAGCCATTAGTTCTAACTGACTATCAACAGCTTGAATTAAGTCTGGATGTTCCCCAATCCCAGCTGGATTTTTAAAATAAACACTTATATTAAATTTTGCTTTGGCAATATCTGCTTCGTACATTTTAATTAACGTATCTTTCATATTTGTTCCTTTCATATTCTCCCAGCAGTATATTAATATAATCTATTCCATCATCTAATTCCTCAAACATAGCACCAGACATATCCATAAGTGGATGATCTTGTACTTGTGGGTCATCAGAGACAATTACCACTGGTTTACGTAAACTATATCCCCATGCTATTTCCATAGTTGTACCATAAGAATGTCTACGTTCATTGATTGTTTTTGGAAGGTATGCTAGAATAAGATCACTAGATTGTGTATCCATATAATTTTTCATTGCAATACGCTTCCTAGACTCCGAATCATCCGAAGCCATTTCTGCCCTATATGGGCTAATGCCTACAATGGATTCTATAAATCCAACGTGACATTTTTTTCTCCATATATTAATCTCACCTTCATCACAACCCTCAATAGGGCCGGCTAGATAAACATATTTTTTCATTAGCTAAGTTCCTTTAACACCCATTCACCATTAACTTTACAAGCAATACCTTTTCTTTGTTCATTACTATTTTCAACTGTAATGTTTGTAACAAATTCTCTGCAATTACCATTTGTAACAAGTGGAGTAGCATTTACAGTAACATTTTTCTCTGGATTTTTCCAAGTTGACGTTTGACCATTAACATTATTTGATAATGTATTTTGTAATAACAAAGTAGCGTGTATTTGATCAATCTTATCTAATGTAGCACCAATTTCGTGACCAATAAAAAGACCAACTACAGAATATGCGGCTGCAGTAAGTGGGCCACCATCGGCACCAACCATAGCACCAACAGCAGCTCCACCCATTGCTCCAAGAGTAGCTTTATTATGTTGTATTGGAGCAGCCCGAACTCCCCTGCCTGGTTGATAATAATCTTTAGATGTACAACCTAATATTGGACTACAACCATTTGAAGCGTTAATCCCACTTGGTAGTAAACAACCACCAAGATTAAGACTAACTAAAACTACTCCACTAAGCAGTAGGTTCTTTTTTACTTGAGTTATCATCTATAAGATTTTCCAAATTTTTAAGGGATTCTGCTTCATCTTTTTTCTCAGACTTTTCAACTTCATTTTCAAGTTCTTTCCAAGCTTTGGTGGAACGTAAACGTGAATATACCATACGGTCTTTACGTAAACGATTCATAATAATCTTTGCAGCTTCCTTATCAGAATACTCCAAAAGGACAAATGCACGATATTGTGTACCAGCAGGAAATACTTTAAGTTCCACTGGATTATAACCAGAAACATCAACATTTGCAATGACGTTCTTTGCAACCTTCTCAATCTCTGTCATTACAGTTGCATCAACATCAGTTTGACCTAACTTTGTCATCCACGATTTAGTCATAGCTTTGAGTTTACCGTTGATACGGTCTGCAAGAACAACTTTTGCATTAAGAGTTGCAATATCTACAGCAAACTGTAAATCTGGTGCTGTTGCACTACCTACAGTAAATATTGAACCATCTTTTTCAGGCATTTTTTCATACCAATCTGGAACAATAGAAACTGCAGCTTTGACTTTTTCAGTTTTGTATTTAACTTCTGGAGTTTCTACCAAGGGTTTCGGTTCATTATGTGAACAAGCACCTAATACACTTAAACCTAAGATAGAAACACCAACGAGTAATTGGTTTTTCATTATTTAATCTCCTTCAATTGATCAACTACCAAATCTCTAGCACCACTGTCTAGAAATACATTTTTGACGATAGGAATGATATCTGGATAAAATATAGTTAATCCTATCCCTATTCCAATACCGATTAATAATCTAAACATTAATCGGTCTTATCATCTTTACCACCTATCCCCCAATCGGTAACTGTTTGGCCAACTTCTTGAATGTCTTTTCCGACACCTTGAATCGTTTGTCCACAACCACCTAGACAGGCAATCAAAAAAGACATACCAAAAACAATGATATATCCTCTAATCTCTAATTCTAATGATTTCATTTTTCACAATTCTCCATAAATTTAACTTTACCAATACTGGTATTCATATATATTACCTTACACGATCTTATTGAACTTGTCAAGTCACATTTAATATTTTTTTTGCTTGTTATTGTTTCTGGAATAGTTGTTCTCATAATTTCTTTTTTAGCCCTAACTTCTGCATGAGAACAAGCATCAGTAGCACTCATATTAGGGCCAAATATATAAACACCTTTTGATGGATACCATTCATCTTTAACTTTTGCTTCTATTGAT